TTCCATTTCAGGTATCGGTCTTTGATAACTGCGGCTCATAGCTGAGTAACGCAACTCATCAACTGCATGATCTTCCTGTTTTGTATTAATATCCTCTGGTCTGTGCTGATCATGCTGCATCAGAGGTAATGTCCTTATAAGGTCAGTACAGGTTTCAAACAGGTACAGCATCGGTGTATTATCTTCACCAATTAAACGCTGTCTTATCTGATCCCACCCTGCAACTCTTGAATTATCTGCCCTTCTAAAACGTACACCCAACTTTGCCATACGTTCTCCAATAGATGGGCCAGATTCCCATTTCCATATCGATGGATCAGCTACAGAATAATCTATGCGTTCAAAGCCTTCTCTGCTTTTTATCCCTTGAGCAACTTCTTCGGCAGTCAGTTTCAACCCCCTGTCTGGCCCTGCTGCCCCATACCATTCACGATACTTAATCAATGCACCATCTGGGTAATCATCAGACTGCTGTGCAACAGTGTACCAACCAACACAGAATGGCTTTGTAGAACCCCAATCAAAGCTTCTAAAGCGTACCCAGTGTTCTGGTATTTCAAACGGCTTTACAACATGGCGATCTCTCCTAAAGACATCACCAAAGAAAGAACCAACAACTAAATCCCAATCACCTTCTCTTAATGCTCTCGCCAACTCAAAAGGCAAGCCAGACAAAGATGCACCATAATTAGGGTCAATAAACTTGTTATCCTCCATCCTTGAAGGAATATACATTGACAACCAACCCTTATCGCTCTTGTTGCGTGGATCTTTCATCGTCACATCATAAAAGTACGTTTCAGGCGGTGATGGATCAATGTACAAGGCTTTTAAGAAATTATGACTAATACCACCTGGATTAGCCGTCATTACCAATCTTGGCAGATATTGTGTCTGTTTCGGTTCATACCCACCTAAACGCAATCTACTTTTTATATAGCCAAGCTGATAGGCTGACATCTGTCCTGCCTCATCAATACAGGCTAGGTGTATTTCTGCACCCTGAATACGATCACAGTCTGAATCTCTTTCAAGATACTGAAACTGTATATAAGAGCCATTATAGAACTCAAATCTTTTCCTAGACTCAGAGAAGTTGCCCAGTTCTGTTGGCAACTCCTTCTTAATCTGCTGTATATGGTTGCTTTCTAACTCAGGCAATGACCTTCTAAAGATATATGCCTGCAAGCCAGGATTTTCACAGCAAAATGCAATGCAATCCCATCTTAATGCATGGCTTTTACCACCTCCGACAGCACCACCGAATAATATCTGTCTTGCTCTACATTTATGAAGCAATGCCTGTTTAGGCTGCGGATCATATTCAAGCTTTATTGTTTTTGCCATTAAGTAGACCCATCATCATCTCTTAATGCGGCAGCAGTTGCAGAAACTGCTACAGGGCCTACAATGCCGTATTTCTCCAATATCTTAATTAATTTATCATCAAAGATTACAAAGTTTGTAGCTTCACTGTCTGTAATACCTGATAACTGACCTGATTTATATTTTATGCCTTTGATACCTTTATTAGATAATTCTTCCATAAAAGCATCGTCTGGAATTGTTCGCATACTTTTTACAGATTCTAATAAAGTTCCAAAATCTGCTGCTTCAGATACACTATATTTCTCATAAAGTGGCTTGAGTATTTTTTTAAATTTTTCAGGCTGTTCTTTTAAAGACAAATCATAATCAAGCAGTTCTTCAGGTTTTGGCTCTAAAGCAACTTTATAGGTTTTGCCTGTCTGTATTTTAATATCGTCTGCATTTATTTTTAAAAGTGCATCTTTTTCCATTTGAAAAGAGTCAACTAATAAATCTTCTAAACTAGAGCCATCACCAAGATCTATTGTGCCAACATCAGAACCCTCTTGTCCTGCTTTACTATATCTTTCTATTTCTGAATCAAGTCTTTTTAAAAGACGTTTCTTTGATTCTTCTGGTGTTGCTAATTTTGGATTTGCAGGTAAATAACTTGCAATATCTTCTTGTAACTTTGATAAAACTTTATATTCTGCTGAAGCACTCTCTGCTGCTGCGGTATCACCTAAATCAACAAATTTTTCGCCTTTGTATTCTAATCCTAATTTTCCTCTTAGCTGATCTTGAAAAGATACTTGGTTCTTATAAAACTTGGCAATATCTTCACTGTCAGTAAAATACAAACCATATCCAAATGCCTGCGCACCTTCACCAGTGCCTATCTTATCCAACTTAAACTCATCAAAGTCTGCACCACTACCATGAAAGGCAATAATACCTGGCTGTGTCTCTGTAGGCGGTTCTACTTTGGCTATGCTTCCAACATCACTGGCAACGTCTGTAGCTTTACTAATTTTTCTAGCTGCACCAGGTGCTTTCATCATTGCACCCAGTAATGCACTTGTACCTAAAGTCAATGGAGCAGCTATGGTTGCAATATCTCCTGCAACCCCTAAAGCCTGCAACCCTGCATCAGTAAATTGTCCTTCTCTAATGTTCTCACTAAAGCTAGGCAATGGCTGACCTGTAATATCTACCGCACCACCATAAGCATCTACTATCCCTGCTCCTGGAAAGAAGGAAGTACCTGTAACGGCTGTACCATATCCAGTTCTAGCTGCAACCTCTGGATCAACAAAAAAGCTACCCCCTGCATCTGCTCCTATTCCAAAAGGGCCACCACCTAGATTCTCACTGGCTCTCTGTATTGGTTGCATTAACATCTGTGCAACCATCTGTGGATCAAATTGTGTCATTGCAACCCTTCTTCTATGCAACCTGTTATTGTGCAACCTGTGTAACTAATATTTTGTGTTGGCGTGAGTGTGATATATACACGTTCGCTGTCACGACAGCACCGGCCCTGTGGGGCTTGGCATGGGGGCTATGTGGTGACTATGTGGTGACTAACTTTCAGAAACCTCAGGGTTATCAATGGTTACAGAGTCAATGGTCACAGGTTCTGTACTTGTATCCCTCATTATGTTTATCTGTAGGTTCATTGCGCCTAACTTATTGTTTTCATTACCAAATATTTGTTTATGTGTACGCTCTAGCACCCAACTATCAGCTTTCCAATCGCCACGATCTCCTGCTTTTTTGATGTTTTGCAGCCTAAAACGTGCTGCCTCGCTCTCTGCTTGGCGTACCAACAAAGCAAAGTTATCATCAGCACTCACCCATCTATTCAAGCTATCTAACGAAACTCCTGCACATTGAGCCGCTATCATTCTTGGGTTGCCTTCCTTGAGTAACTCTAGGATTGCATCCTTTGTCTCTGGAGTATCCTTTGCAAATCTCTGCACATGATTGCGTTTAGTCATTAAGGTTGCACTGTCTTTGGTTGCAATCTTTATTTCACCTTTTGCAACCTTTACATTATGCTTAGCTACTTCTACAGCTTTCTGAGAACGTATCCACCCAAACTTCCTTGCTCTCTTCTCGATAGCCTGTCTGCTGATATCAAAGTCTTTAGATACAACATAAGGCTTCTCACCTGATCGTATTCTATTTTCTATTTCTAACCAGTTGATACCTGGCTTTAGTTGTCCATTTCTCATAATAAAAAAAAGTAGCCTAGCGGAGAATGACGAATAATCTACTAGGCTACCACAGTAATTTTAACTTCTCTTGAGGATTAATGAAATATAAAAATATATTATTTCTATCTTAATTAATTATGTGTCTAATTCTGGGCTTTTTGTCTAATAAAAAAACCTAACATATATGTTGTAATTTATGCTGCAATCTCACCAAAGCTAGTGTGTGCTTGGCTTTTGCAGTATCTTTATTACATGAAAAAAATGTAGAAATCTTCCTCCAGGATAGTTTTGAACCTCTAAGCCAAACAATTTTCCTGTCCTCTTCTGGCATATCCAACACCCATAACAGTGCTTCATCACAACGATCTATCATGTCATTTGAAGGCTTTATACTCACTGTAGTTTGATTATAGCCGTAAGCAAGGTTTGCATCATTGGCATATTCAGGCCAGAAAGAAAGTTTCTGTTTACGCAGTGGAGATGGAAAGCTGTGACATACCATCACCATTTCTTCTAACCTGTCATATAATTCATCAAGCCCCATTGAACCACCTTATCTGATCTCTGTGTATCTTGTTTGTATTTATCATTGCTACAACCTGCATAGCCTTATCACTGTCTCTGTTAATCTTATCCTGAAAGGCAGGCCCTGCTGTTAATACTTCATTAACACTCATTTGCCGTGTGATAGTTCCAAAGTTCTGTATTGGCTCGCTAACAACATCAACAGCCTGTATCATCTTTGTTAGGTAAGGCACAACTCTGTCAGCTTGAGTTATTGTGTCAGGCAAATTAAAGACGGCATCCTTTAAAAGCTTTTCCTTTTCTTTAACAACAGTAACGTTCTTGAAAGAAGAGAGTAGCATTGCAACTATACCTCTGGCTCTCTTATCAGGTACATCATGATTAATGAGCCTGGAAGCAGCAATATCGAATATTGATGGTTCTACGGCATTTGTTATTTCTTTACTTTGTTCCTTCTTTACTTTGTAAGTTTCACTGATATCCATTTGTGGTAAATCCATTTGTGGTAAACAGTGAAATGGTTGATCATAAACGTGGTAAACGATTTGCGTGAACTTACCCTGATCTCTGATGACATCTTTCTTGACATATCCATATTGAATAAGCTGCTTGATTATCTGATAGACTTTATTGATGCCATAGCCAAATCTGTTTGCAATATTCTGTGCATTGACTTTCCAATCAGCAGGCTTTGATAATAAGTAGACTAGCACTGCCAGACCATCTCCAGATAACTTCTCATCATTGATCAGCTTGTTAGGCAAGGTAGAATAGTTTTCCTGCAGCGTAGATTTATTGATAAATGTCTCAGTCATCTTTATCCTTTGGTGTAGATATCACCAGACCGCAAGCCCAACACTTTCTGACTTCTTCATTCCTGTTATCAAGCAATTCTGATAGGCATCTAGGGCATTTATTATTATCAAGTCTTACCTGTATCTCATCTCTGTCTTTATCCATTGCACCATCCAAGCTGCTTAAACAATGCTAACAGGGTTTCCATTCTTACAATGGCTACAGTCTCTTTGAGGTCATCTCTTGCAAACAGAAAGTCGGCATTGTCCTGTTCCAGTGCCTTGTAGATATGTGTCAGCTTCTTCTTTGTGCGTTTGCACTCTCCGATATATCCAAGTACAGGGCCAAGCTTTATGTCACCGCTGTAGTTCCCTTTCATTGCACCAGACAAAGGTATGCGTTCAGCTTTGATGCCATTGTCCTTGAGACAGTTTACAATCTCTCTTTCATACGCTGCACCTTTGTTTCTGCTGTGCTTACCTGGCATCAAACACCACACATTCCTTCACATTCATCAAGAAAGTTTAACTGCCCTTTATCCTCTGCTGATGAAAAATCAACTTCTGATAATGGTTTTAAAGATGAATGTACAAATTGTTCTATTTTTTTTGTGTTTTGGGTTCTTATCGCTTTGTCAAAAACAACTGCATCATTGAAGCTTTTTGGGTCATTGATTTTCATGTCTCGCCACAACTTATTGTCATGGTAAGGACAAGCAATACAAGCTGACTTAGCTAACTTTTTGTTTGGATAATGTTTATCAAACCATTCATGGCAATGATGCCTTTTCATACCTAATTCAAGTAAAGGCCATCTATGTTTTATATAACTTTCTCTGCTATCTTTTACCCTTTGTATTTCATCAAGAGATATACCAATCCAAGTTTCACACATTAAACCTTTTGATTTTTGCCTTTTTTTAAGACCTAACAATTCTCTAGTTTTATTTTTTATGGGATCAATTTTATAGTCAGCAGTACATTGTCTTTTACCTAAACCACTTGATGTAAAAAATGGCATAGTTACAAATTGTTTTCCTCTTGGATTTATACCCCTCAAAGCATCTTCTTTAATATTTCCAACAGTAACTTTGTGGACAGGATATGGTAATCTTTCCTCTAACCATTCAAGATGTTCATAAACACTATCAGGTTCAAATTGTGTATCAGCAAATATTGCACAATCTGGCATTGGAGTAATCTCACCTTTAGCAGCCATTAAAGCCATGACAGATGATTGTACTCCTGCCCCTAGACTAATGACCCTCAGATTAGCATTAGGTATTTCTTTGCTAAAACTAACTGCCATCTTCTTCATCTCTGGCAGGCTTAACAAGGAACTCATACAAAGTCTGATCATGTCTGTTGGTTGCATCTTTCAGGTCATCAACATTGTCCATCAAACGTGCAAAACATTTTTCTATGCGGTCTAATCGCTCAATGATTCTCTTCTGTGCTGCCAGTGAAAGTTCATCATTACGAGTTGTCATTGCGATTCATCTCCTCTGCAATACGTTCTAGGGTAGCTGTGTTGGGTTTTTGTTGCTCTTTACGCCATCTGAGCAAAGTGGAGTAATCAACATCTAGTGTCTGTGAAGCACGCCAAATACTACCATAAGTAATCTCTATTTTTTTTATCAGATTTTGTAATAATTCGTTTGACATAACGCCTATCTATTTGCAAAAAATATTAAGAATTAATAATACTAGGCGTCAACGCTGTTTATGTAAATTAGTGCAAAATGGTAAAATTCATCAGTAAAATAGGCGTTTATTGTTATATATTTGTAAGGTTATTGTAAGATACTTGTAAAAGGCATAGAAATGGAATATTTTACATTTATGAATAGAAGTCAGATTAAGAAGGCACTTATTGACTGTGCAAAAACGCATGGTATGAGTTTATCTGAATTTGCAGCAGAAGCAAATGTGTCTCCAAGTACAATAACAGGCTTTGTAAATGATATATCTACAAGGGCAGATCATGTTCTCTCCATGAGAACTGTGGGTAAACTATCAAAAAGATTTCCTGATTTTGCTACATTCATGCAGCTTGCTCAACCATTAGATGATTTAAGAGAAGTAAGATATTTAGGTCTAGTAAACCCTGAGAATAACTGGGAGATAACTGCCCTTAGTCCTGATACACCAGGCTCTACAATGATTAAAGATAATGGACAGGAATATGTAGCTTTTGGCATGAACTCATCAAAGATAATGAATCAAACAAGAGCATATTTCTGTAAGCCTGAAATGATAAAAGATGAAGAACAAATAATTAAAAACATAGGTAAACTGGTTGTGGCTGAGTGTACAACAAATTGTAGGCATTTAGGCTACCTTACAACCACCGCAAACAATAAATTAGAACTTGTCATGTTGCCTGGAACAAACATAGCTGAGCCAAGTATAGGTCAAATAAAATGGATAATGATAGTTGATTGGATTAGACCATGAACCTTTTTTTTAACTTTACTATAGGCGTTAATGCCTATAAGATTAAATGACTATGAATAATGTAATTGATATGGGTGTAAAGGTAAAAAACATTGTTGTTGAGGAGTGTAAAGCACAAGTTGCCTGTTTTTTAAATGAGTTATGGCATAGTAAATTACCACATATTCATTGGTCAAATGTAGTACGCAATAAACACTATGTATGTTTTGTTTTTAAATATGAAGAGGCAATAATTGGCGTTGGAATTTGGTCATCACCAGTTGCCTCAAATAGATTTAATAACAGTGAAAATATGTTGGAACTTAGAAGATTAGCATTGTCTAATGTCTGCCCAAAAAATGCAGCGACATACTGTATTTCACAAATGATAAAAAAAATAAAAACTAAATTTAGTGATATAAAAAGATTAATTTCATATCAAGATAAATCAGTGCATTTAGGAACAATTTATAAGGCATCTAATTGGGAGATGGTTTCTGATGTGCCTCTGTTGGATTGGACAACCAAAACAAGAAAAAGAACAAATCTGCAATCAAACTCTGACAAATGTCGGTGGGAGTATTTTTTGTGAGTAATATAATTGATATGTGGTTTCCAAGCCGCCTAGACCCTGATAACTGTCCTATGGATTACTTCATAGCCAAGTATCTTTCAGGCATAGACAGAGAGCGTATAAACCCTGCAAACAGTAAAATGAGAGCAGGTGGAGAGGCACATAGAGCCTTTGAACACTATCTTGGCGGTACACCACTTAAAGAAGCTATTGAAACACAGAAACATGAACTGACTAAGTTCAATGCACCTAATGCCAAAGACCATGAACAGCATAAACTCTGTCTCAAGCATTTTGATGCAGTTGTTAATAATCTAGTGCTTGCTGCCAGAGAGTGTCAAATGAAAGTTGAAGATGTTGAGCAGCTTGTAAAAACAAATGCAAAGGGCATAGACCTCAATGTTGGTGGCTATGTTGATGTAGTTGAGCAGGATGTCATTGTAGAATGTAAAACCAAATGGCCCACACCTTTTCTTAAAGCTGATGGCACTTATTCTGAAAGAACACAATCACTGCCCAAAAGACCTACACTGAGCAATCTTAGACAAACATCAGTATATTCAAGGGCAGCCAAAAAGCCAGGCAGAATAATATACGTCAACCACAAAGGCTATCAGATATATGATCATACAAACTGCCCAGAGATGCAATCTGAACCAATGGCACAGGCATTTGAAACTATGAGATTGGTTGCAAGGGCAAGACAGAACTTATTGAAGATCAGTGCTGATCCAAAAATATTGACCAGATATGTAGAGCCAAACTTTGGGCATTATGTCTGGAACAATGTCGATGATGAGATTGTGCAGCAGGTCAAAGATATATGGGGCTATCTTGATGGATAACCCACCTGAATTTGTAATTGTAATAAGAAAATGGATGTTGATTATTATTGTAGTTTACATCCTGTTTCTTGTTTCAGTTACCATAGGTAATTAGTTATGAGGGTCTAGTTCCAATGTTTCCTCGTTTAGTATTAGGCCCTCACCAAATATATGGGAGTATGTAATGGTAATGAGACAAACAACACCTGCCGAGAGCAGAAACATCTATGTTACAGGAGTAACACAGCAAGCCTGTGCCGCAGGAACAATACGTTCACAGGAAGATTTAGAGGCGTGGACAAAAAAAGCAGCAGAGACATTTGATACAGTTTTAGGGCCAAACTCAGTTTTGAAAATTAATGGATTAACTAATGATAAAAGAACAATGGCTATGGCAGCATTTGTAGAAGTCATTAAGTCTTTATCAGCTATAACAGATTTACGTTACCTATATGGTGACCCAACGCAAGAGATCGGTAAGTTTCACGATAACAATATCGCTCTTATAAGAGAGTTTGCGAACCATGCCGACTTATACGACTTATACACAAATTTATTCAGAACAAAAGAAGGGATGCTATCAATATGATACAGGAACAACAGGATATATTTTTTATCGAAGGTAATCCACAAAAAGGTTACAAACCAGAGTATGCAAACAAGATCGGTGTAATACTACCACCTAATCCATCAAGAGGTGAATCTGAGCCTACATTTTTACTTAATATGCTGCCACAAAGACAAGGCAAGATGGTTGTACTTCCAAGAGGACAAAAGCCTGGTGGAAGCATGGGGCAACCACAAGGTGGTTATCAGGGCGGTTATCCACAAAAACCTAGCCATTCAATGAATCAAGGTGGGCCACAGCATATAAGCAATAGTATGCCAATGAATGATCCTGCTGATCCAGGCCCTAGTGGACAAGGATACTAAACACCATAACTTCATAATACCAAGAGCAGATTGCGTGCTTTTGGTTGTTGAAGGTAAGCAATATGAAATCAAGATGTCTAAAGAGCAGATGTTTCATAAAGCTATGGAGTTTATAAAAGCAGCTTTGGAAAAGAAAGAATGACCATTGGTGAAGAGATAAAAAAACAAAGGC